GCCCACCGGCTACGCCAAGGGGTAATACCTTCAAGTAAAGATTGACACAGAGAAAATAATACCATTGTGGACTTAGGGGTAATACCTTTACTTTGGTAATATATTTTTCTTTTCATTCCAATTGGATTTTGTATTCTCACTCCATCGCCACCGGATTCGTCTGGTAGGCAATTGCTCTTGGTTCAATTTGATTCTGTCCACTTGTGGGCGTTGTGTAGTGTACATAGGGTGCAGTCCTAATCGCTATTCAGCCGACAACCTGTGGTGCTTCAAATCCCTTTTGATTCTGCTCTTTGACATTCTGAAATCACACTTAAACCTTAAACCAATTAGAAAGAAAATTATGTTAGAAATCCTTACACTTGCACAAAGAATGATCTCCGCTGGATTAGATGAGACGGAAGTAGCCGCTGGATTGGTTAACTACCTAAAGGGTAGATACAACCTCACAGAAGGTGAAACCTACCATGACCCACAGGGTCTTGCTTGTGACTCCGAACCACTTCGATTAGTTTGTCGGAATACATTCCAACACACGATGCCGGAATTCTCTTTTAAAGACGAACCTTGGCATAACAAATAACAATGTTCTCCCCAGAACAAAACCTTAAACCTAAACCTGAAAGAAAATTATGAAACTAATTAAAATCGAAACCATTAAAAATCAAAACATTGTCTCTGTCGTGGAAGTGCCCGACATTCAATGTGAAGAACCAAATAGCACTGGTCAAGTTTCCGTTATTAAATACGATAATGGAAAGCCTGTTATGTGTATGCATCGATTCCATAACAAACAGACTGGGAGTCTGGATAGTGTAGAGATTGAATCATATGAAACAGGATACTTTTTCCTGCATTCTGATGAGATGTTGAACAAGCTGAACAAGCTGAATGAAACATTTCTTTTCGTTCAGAACTATTGGGAAGAGGATGATCATGGGGAATATGGTGCTGGTAGCAATGTAGAGAAACAGAACTGCCTAACAATGGTTCTTGATCATGAATGGAGCCGAGAATCTCTAATTCTCCCCACAGAGAAAATCGTTTCGGATATTAAGACCTGCATGAGAGATTCCGATTATGTCGGTTTCTGCATGGAGGAGGAGGAATACAAAGAGGATCAATCCGAGAAAGAGCGTAAGGAATTAGAGAAAGCCGCCTCCGCATTCGCCAGTAAATGTGGACATCCTGTAGGCACACCATCCTATGTGTTAGCTATCCACAAGGCTATCAATGGAGCCTTCGATGACTATGACGAGGATAGGAGCGGAGAGCGTCGAATGGAACGCTGGGCGGCTCACCAGTATTGTGGCTCATCTGATAGCTTCTGGGAAGATGAGGACTATATCAATGGTCAGCACATGAGTCGCATAGATAGCCTTCAGATGGTTCTGACATGGCTAACCAACAATTGTCCTCTTCTCATGTTGAAGATGGACGAGAAGATCAAATCTAATTCAGAATTAGTGGAGGCATAAAAGACACCGGACACCAATCAAATCCAGCACCATGTTTTAATATAGCATGGTGCTGGAATACCAATTTGTTCTCCCCAAAACAAATCAACCTTAAACCAATTAGAAAGAAAACATATGGGAACACGCATTTATCCAACGACACGCAACGCAAACACAATTGAACGCATTGTGGGCGTTCCTGCTGGAACATTTGATTCACTCACCAATATCATTTTGGAGAATGGGAAAGAGTTAGCCAAAGCAGAAGCAGATGGTGTTGATTATTCTGCTATCGATGACCTCAAATACAAACAATGGGAATCGCTTCATGAAAGGGAAGAGGGAATCATAGACAATTTCCTTACCTTTGGGTGGGGAAAGTTTACCTCTGAAGCCTATGAGGTTATCAAAGCAAACATTCCTGCTGGTGAGGATGAGGATTGGCTCTGGAATGGAGGCACAAAGGATGTTGGTCTTATCGACTCCATCATGGAGGCTCAAGGTGTAGACCTTCAGAAACTGGGTGTAACTGCCGAGGATATAGAAGGTTTGTCTTGGGGTTAAACGAGAGACTTGGTGATGGTAAAAATGGGAGGAGTCGAAAGACTTCTCCCATTTTTTTTACAATCTTATAGTGAAGGTATTACCCCCAATTCTAAATAGTATTATCTTCTGGTGGTCAATCTCATAATGAAGGTATTACCCCTTCAACACCAATCAAAAACAGAACATGATGTCGAGATTCAATTGAAGGTATTACCCCCCAACAGATTCCACCGGCTTCGCCTGGGGTAATACCTTCAGGTAAATTCAAAATGGTATTGCCATTTACATGAAAAAATAATACCTTCTTCACCGATGAATAAAACATCACCAACCCGACCAACCCGCAAGGCGGCGAAAGCCGCGAAACCCGTCACTAAATCCGTCAAGGCTACAGCCTCGGCACAACCACTCATGCCTCTCCCATTGGACGCTTCCACTCGCAAGCGTTCCTATGATGGAGGACACAGCCAGATCACCAGCTTCAAGACTGATGGATCAGCCTTGGCCATCATCATGGCTTCAGGGCGGTTCCACACTATGGGAGAAGCAATCAACTTCTGCCTTCGGTCTGTGGTTGTAAACTACAGCCTGTGAATCAGTTCCCCCCAGAACGCTAACCATTAACCATTAGAAAAATATGACAAAAATAAAACCCACAACAGCGGCTTGCATCTGCTCTGCAAGTTACACCATAGCATTGAACAACATCAGCAAGGGATTTGCTGATCTCGAAATTATGATCAGGAAATCCTCTCGGAAAAAATATTTCCGCTCCAGCATCATTCTTGGATCTGGTGGGGAAATGCTGGCGAAGAAGATCCGCCAGTTCATCCAGCGAAATGCTCCAGCCAGAGCCGTCGAAATCATGGAACATACATACAACCTTGTGAAAGGACATATCAAGTGAGCATCACCGAAAGCATCACAGAGAAAAAAACAACCACCATCATCCTTCCAACAGAGACTTGGCAGGATGAACCAGAGAATCACAATATCCAACATGATGAAATCCTTGGATGGTTGGTCAGAAGGAACGGATCAGAATCAGCCATGATGCTTCCAGATGAAGAAGCGAAGATGGTTCTGGAATATTGGGACTGGTTGAAATCCTAATAAAAAGAATCCAACCAAATCCCCACTCTCTTTTTGAGGGTGGGGATTTTCTTTTGTCGATATCTATCTGAAGGTATTACCCCCAATAGACTGGAATAGAATTACAAGTAATGTCCAGAACAACATGAAGGTATTACCCCCACCCCTATAAAACGAAACCCATTTTTTTAAATCACTTTCAAAATCGCTGTGTGTTTTTGGGGTGTGCTATCACCAGACCCAAGTCAAAAAAAAATGGCCTATACGGAAGAAGTCAAGAAAAACTTTTAGGGGACAATGCCACCCCACTACCTACCATATTATATAATACCCCTACCCATACCATCCATTTATATATGGATGGTATTCTATTTTATAATCTTATTATTTTCTTTTAAATGTATATCCTTTATATTGTGTTTCCTTCCCATTGACACATTTATATACACTCGTACTACACAATCCATGTTTTATTATTTCTTTTTTCCCACTTAAAATTCTAATTAATACACCGTCTTTATACATTTCTATGTCTCCTTTATAACCTCCATAATTTCTCCCTGTGGTGTTTAAAATTCCTGTATCGAATCCATGTTTGATATTTTCTTGTAAAGTATTCCATTCTAGGTTTTCTATTCTATTATCGGTTTTTATTCCATTTATATGGTTTACTGTCTTCTTTTTTTCTGGATTTGGAATATATTGATTGGCAATAATTCTATGGATTCTTATTGTTTTGGTTTTATTTGTTTTATTTGATAAGAAAACTCTATAATATTTTTTACAACTAAAACAAAATTTTAGATTTCTTTTGTTTAATTTACGTCTTATTTGAACCCAAGGTTCTTCATCAATCATTCTTATTTCATAATGTTCAAATCCTTTTATATTACTCCATTCCCCTGGATCTGGATATTCTTCTTTTAACTTCTCAAAAAAATTTAATTGTTCCATATATCTATATTAATTGTTCTATTTTATTATTTTGAAATAGTCTATCTAGGACTGACATTTTTTCTAGTTTATCTTTGTGTAGGTAGTAGTTTTCTATTCCTAGAGATGAGAATATTTTGATTGGTTGTTTTTTCATTATTGATTTTGTTGACCATCCTAGAAATTCGATATTATCTTCTGAATGGAATTTTGCTAGTACTAGTAAATCCGAGCATTTGTTTATTTCCCATTTCTTTATTAGGAGGTTGTATGCTTTTTGTGCTGTTTTTACGTCTATGGTTATTATTTTTTTATCATTTACTTTTATTTTGAAGTCTATGTGGTTGTCTCCGTTTGGTCTTATTTCTAGATCTGGTTGTAGGTTGTATTTTTTTGCGAATGCGATTTCTCCTGATATTCCTATTATATGTTCTGTATTTTTGTCTTTGTAATATCTTTTAGAATTACTTTCTAGATGTGCATTTTGTCTTTTTCTTCCTTCTTCTATAATATTCATTGATAAAAATTTTTTTTACACTTCACATTCCATTTTTTTAGTAACATGATCCACAGACTTTTGTGAATGTCCTCCAATGTGCCAGTTGTATTCTCCAATTGGTACAGTCTTTAATTTCCAGCAATAGATTGTTGAAATTGTTCCGTCTTCCCATTCCAGAACCCATTCACATATAACTTTTCCATCTCCGCTATTTGGGTAAATTGGTTCACCAAAAACTTCATTTAGTTTATCAAATGTTGTTGTTACATATCCTTGGAGAGATGTACCATTTGCTTTTCTTGTATTTGTCAATTTGTCGTATTCCATATTTTCATTTTATATATTTCTTTATTCTTGTCAAGGTTTTTGTAAATATTTTATAATCTAAATGAAAAACAAAGATCAAATACTATTGGAAAGTCTTTATGCAAGGATTTTGAAGGAGAATGATAATGATTTTTCTGATAAGTGGAACACCGCATTAAACAATTCCGAGGAATTGAGAAATGCAGTTGATCTGATGAAGAGTATCAAGTCTATTTTTCCTAGTGGGGAAATTTATATTGTTGGTGGTGTTCCAAGGGATTTGTTAATGGGAAACGATGTTGATGATGTTGATCTTGCAACAAACATACCATTTGAAAAATTAAGTGATAAATTTGAAGTAAGAAATATATCGAAGAACGATTCACAGCCTGTATATGATATTAAATGGAAAGATTATCATTATGACTTGGCCAAGTTTAGAACTGATTCTGGTGATGTGGGAAGACAAAATAATGTATCAACAGAAACCGATTCCTTTGTAAAAGATACGGAAAGAAGAGACTTAACAATTAACTCATTCGGCATAGATGAGAATGGAAATATAATTGATCACCAAAATGGTCTGGAAGATTTAAAAAACAAAATAGTTCGTGCTGTTGGTGATCCAAAGAAAAG